CTCACAAAGACCGGGGATCGTCCATCCCTGTTCTCCGTACAAGACCCGGAGGGATTCGTCAGCGGCGCGCCCCTCGATCAATTCAATTCGCTGGATGAGTTCTGTGGTTGGGCCAGGGCGCATGGGGTTATCTCCAAGGTGGTAGCGATTCGCCGACAATCATACACTAGCAGCGTTTATAATTTAAGTATAACCGATGACGCCAGTTATTGCTTGCGTTTAGGCGTTGTACATAACTGTAAGTGCTATATCGAGACGCTGGCCGAACGGGATTTGAAAAAGCAGGGGCTGACGGTCACCGACAAGAGCAAGATTCCGTTTAACGGTACGGACCCCAAAACCGGCCTGCCGCAAGGCGTGGATAAGGGTTGGGATTATCAGCCGGGGGCGAGTGTGGCAGACGGGCGAGCAAGATTAGGCCAGCAGGCCATGAATAAAGCGGTCACGTTGCCGCCGGTCTTGGCCGCGCAAGCCGTAACCGCGCACCTGAGTCATCCGGCGATATTGAAGGCGGTCAGTGATGACTTCAGTGCTTGGGCGAATCATTGGTTTAACGAGCTTGACGCAGCGGCGGCAGCCAAAGCGGCGGGCCAGAAATACGCAATTAAGGCGACGGGTGAATTGCGCCATGCCGGGACGCTTTCAGAGACTGTGGTGACTGAACTCCAAAACCGCAACATTTCACCCGCTTCGGCGCTGCTTTCAGTGCGGGATACAGACATCATTCATGCGTTTCGCGATACCAAGGTTAAAGGTCTGCCGAGGTCTTGGTATGAACGACTGCCTGAACATTTGCGCCAACCCAAAGCCGTACTACTGGATACAACTCATACACGTCCGGCGCTGCTGTATGTCTACGACGTGCCTGGCGGAACCGGGAAACTGGTCGTGGAAATAGACTATCTCATCGAAGAGCGCGGCGCAGACGGGAAGAAAGTTACCCGTAAAGCCAACATTGTTGGCACTGGACGTATTGTGCATCCGGTCGATTTGAATGTGTATGGAAAGCCGCTTGAGGGGGCGCTCTAAGCCGGGGTCGGACTTGAACCGACATCAGACCACCGCATTGATAGCGGCGCTCCCCCTTACCCATCGGGGTACACCGGCCTAGAACTTGTCCAGTTAGATACCACACCCCAAGGAAAATTCAAGATGAACCCCACCATCATCGGCAACGCCACGCTGTACCTCGGCGATTGCTTGGAGATTTTGCCGAGCATTCGCAAGCAGGTGGACGCGGTGGTCAGTGACCCGCCGTATGGGATTGGGTATGTGCATGGGGGCGGCGGGAAAGGGATAGCCAACGCAAAAACCAACTTAAAGCCGATTCACGGCGACGATCAGTTATTTAATCCGGGCATCTGGATTGAATGGAGCCAGTCGCGAAATAAGTCATCACAAGATACTGGATTCCCTATTGTTCTTTTTGGCGCAAACCATTACAGCCAGCGCATTCCTGAATATGGGCAATGGTTGATTTGGGATAAAAGCTGCGGGCAAGGCGGGGCAGATTCGTTCGCTGACGCTGAATTGGCTTGGACAAATCGCCGTAACCCACGCTGTATCTACCGGCATTTCTGGAAAGGCGCAATGCGGGCAGGTGAAGATAACTCCGCTGCCAATGCCCGTACTCACCCCTCGCAAAAGCCCGTTGAACTCATGCGCTGGTGTCTGGAAACCGCCAGGATTGGCCTGGGGAAAACCGTGCTTGACCCGTATATGGGCAGCGGCACAACCGGCGTCGCTTGCGTCACTAGCGGGCGGAAATTTATCGGCGTGGAGATAGATGAAGATTATTTCGCCATCGCCTGCGCCCGGATTGAAAAAGCGCAACAGCAGGGGCGGATGGGGTTTGAGGAGGCTGCATAAATGTCCGGCGCATCGCTCGACATTCAACTGACGATCAGTAACGCCGCTGAAGTCAAAGCCGCGTTTGAGTCCTTGCAATCGCGCCTGGCTGACCTGACCCCGGTGTTTCAGGATATCGGCGAATCCATGCTGAACCGGACCCGCGAGCGGTTCAGTAGCCAGACCGCCCCGGACGGGACTGCATGGGCACCACTGTCGCCGGGTTACAAGGCCAGCAAGAAGCGCAACGCAGACAAAATCCTGACCTTGCACGGACGGTTGCGTGGCACCCTCAACTACCAGGCCGGCAAAAGCGAAGTCCGTATCGGCACCCCGCTCATCTATGGAGCAACCCACCAATTCGGCGCACCCAAAGGCTCCTTTGGTGCCACTCGCCGGGGCGGGCCGATCCCGTGGGGGGATATCCCGGCCCGGCCGTTCCTCGGCTTGTCCAGAAGCGACGAGGCGGAATTGCTGGACATTCTCAACGACCATTTGAGTCGGGCAATGGGTGGATAGTCTCTCTTTTTGCCTTGTTAATAGCTTTTAACTATTGACTTTATAATTCTGATATACTTTATTTATGAATACCTTAACCGCCCGCGCTTGCAATCAACCGCTCGACGGCTCCCCGCCGCCCGATTGGATTCAACTGCTGCCCGCCGGCCCGGCGATTACCGGCGCTGACGGTCGCGCCTGGACCTTACCCGATCCCGCCGCACTGCTTCGTGAGTTCACCGCTCGCAATGAGCCGATGGTGGTGGACTATGAGCATTCCAGCGAACACCGCGCCCCGCACGGGCTGGATGCGCCCGCTGCCGGCTGGGTTGACCGCCTCGAGGCCCGCAATGGCGCGATTTGGGGCCACGTCGATTGGACGCCCAAAGCCGCCCAGCAAATCGCCAGCAAGGAATACCGCTTTCTTTCCCCCGTCTTCACCTATGCCAAGACCGACGCCCGGATTGTCGCCCTGGTCTCCGCCGGGCTGACCAATCAACCCAACCTGAATTTAACCGCCCTGAATCAGGAGCAATCCCGCATGGATTTAACCGCCATCACCGCCGCCCTTGGCCTTGCCGCTGGGGCTGACATTGCCGCTATCGTGGCCGCAATTACCGCGCTGAAAAGCGAAGGCGAAAACGCCGCTGCCATGAATCGCACGCAGCCCGACCTGGACAAGTTCATCCCCCGCCCGGACTACGATGCCGCGCTGAACCGAGCCGCCAATGCCGAGCAGAAACTGGCCGAGATTGCCACCGCCCAACTGAATCAGCAGATCGAAACCGCGCTGAACACCGCCCTCAAAGCCGGGCAGATTTGCCCCGCCACGGTGGAGTTCTACCGGGCTGGCTGCCAGAAAGACGGCGGGCTGGTGGCGTTCAACCAGTTCCTCAAGACCGCGCCGCCCGTGCTGGGCGCAACGCCACACCTGGACGGCAAGCCGCCTGCCGCGACCGATGATGCCGTCATCACCGTCGCCTTTAATCGTTTCACCAAGGCTGCATAAGGAGCCGCCATGACCACCACCAGTTTCAGCGAAGGCAACTATGCCGCCGAGTTCCTCATTACCGAGGGGCCGAATCAGTATTCCCGTGAAGCCGTGACCGTCGCCAGTGGCCAGACCCTGACTGCCGGTGCGGTGCTGGGCAAAATCACCAAGCGCCAAGCCGCCGCGCCGATCCCCGCCATCGTCGGCACCGGCACCGGATTGATGTCGGGCCTGACCTTTGGGCCGGATGTGCAAGTGGGCAGCTACGTCATTACCCTGACTGCCACCAGTGCTACCGCCGCGTTTACGGTGGTCGCGCCCGATGGTGCCGCCCTGCCGACCGGCAACGTGGCGACGGCGTACAAATCCAGCCACCTCAGTTTCACCATTGCCAACGGTGGCACGATGACCCTGGGCGATGCCTTTACCGTGGTGGTCACTGCCGGCGGCACGCCGACTTTAATAGGTACCGGGTCGGGCGTGGTCAGTGCGATCACCCTCGGCAAGAACGCCCAACTGGGTACCTACCGGGTGCGGTTGCAGGCCACCTCAGCAACGGCGCAGTTTGAAGTGCAGGGGCCGAGTGGCCTGGTCGGCATGGGTAATGTCGCTACCGCCTTCACTAGTGACCAAATCAATTTCAGCCTCGCTAATGGCGGGACCATGACCCTGGGTGACTACTTCATCATCGTAGTGGCGACGCACAGCAACCAGGCGACCGCGTTCAGCCCGTTGGCGGTGGACGGTTCGCAGCATCCGGCGGGCATTCTGCTGGATGCGGTGGATGCCAGCACCGCCGCCAAGGCCGGGACCGCGATTGTCCGGTTCGCCGAAATCAAGACCGCGAAACTGGCTTTTGCCGCCACCGTCACCGCCGCCCAGCAAGCCGCCGCGCTCACTCAACTGAAGGCCATTGGCCTGATCGCCCGCTAGGAGATTTCACATGGCGACGATGGACGTATTTAACAGCAGTGCCTTTACCGCGATCAGCCTGACCGCCGCGATTAACCAGCAGCCGTTCCTGCCTTCGCTGCTGGGTGACTTGAAGATTTTCGCCGACAAGCCGATTCGCACCACGGCAGCCGCGATTGAATCCAAGAACGGCAGTTTGTCGCTGATCCAGACCAGTCCACGCGGTGCGCCGCTGGCCGAAGAAGCCGGCGATAAGCGGGTCATCAAGTATTTTGAGACGGTACGCATCGCCAAGGCCGCGACCATTACCGCCCAGGAACTGCAGAACGTGCGGGCGTTTGGGTCGGAATCGGAATTGCAGCAGGTCGCCAATGAAGTAGCCGACCGCTATGCCAAGCTGAATAACGATATTCAGCTGACCTGGGAGAACCTGCGGCTCGGCGCGGTGCAGGGTATCGTCATGGACGCGGACGGCACCACCACCCTCAGCAACTGGTTCACCAACTGGGGCGTGGTGCAGCCGACCGAGGTGGACTGGGATTTAGATCATGACCCCGCCACGGTAGCTGAGGGCGCGGTTCGCAAGCTGTGCAACGAGACCCTTCGCACCGCGCAACGGGCACTCAGCGGGATGTGGGTTCCGGCCCGCTCCTACCTGCTGGCGCTGTGTGGCGATAACTTCTGGGACTTGTTGACCCAACACAAAGAGGTACGCGGCACCTATCTGGCCACGCAAGCCGCCGCCGATTTGCGCCAGAACGCCCTGCCGTTTGAACAGTTCAAGTATGGCGGAATCACCTTCATCAACTACCGCGGCACCGACGACACCAGCACCGTCGCGATCAACACCGACAAGGTGAAGTTTGTCCCGGTGAACGTCCCCGG